AGGTACAGAAGCCCTAGTAAGTATATTACCCCTGACATCTAATTCATTAACAGGGGATGCGGTACCAATCCCTACCCGATTATTAGTAGAATCCACCTTCAATGTGGTTGTGTCTACTACTACGTCCCCTGAAACACTCAGACTAGTTAAGGTTCCCAAGCTAGTAATTGTTGGTTGAGATGCCGCGGTCACGGATAAGGCGGTGCCGCTGGCATTACCAGTTACATTACCAGTTAAGTCCCCAGTCACATCACCAGTCAAGTTACCAGTTACATCTCCAGTCAAGTTACCGGTCACATTACCGGTCACATTGCCAGTCACTGGCCCCAGTATAGACGTTGCTGACAATTTATCAAAAACAGTCGCTTTGGTCCCTAACCCGCTAACAGTGACCCCGCTTGCTAAAGTAAAATCCGAACCGCCTTTACGTATAATTTCAACGTCTGATGGGATGGTTATATTGCTATTAAGTTTAAAGTTACCACCTGCCAAAACTAGACGTTTAATTCCAGTGGCTAACGCTTTTGTCACAAAAAAAGAGGAGTCTGATGTTCCATCAGGAACAGCTCCGAACCACTGAGGGTATGCTTGCTCAGTGTGTTTAGGGTCAATTGTAACGGTACAAGTCGTATTATTTTCGTATTTAAATATTTGGTTAAAATCGTGTTTAATTGGCCCGTTAATTGTCACAGCATTAACCCCTGCATATAACATTAATTTGGCTGTTGGTTCGACCTGCATTGTGACATTAGCAGGAAAAGCCATGTTGTTTTCTAGTGTAAAATTCGCGTCTTTAAAAAGAAAGACAAAGTGAGACGTGCTATTTGCGTTTGCATATGTAATTGCATTATTAATATCAGCTGCATTTGTACCGTAGCTAGATTTGATATCTAAAATAGCTGTTGCTACGGCTGATCCACCTGAGCCGTCTGATGTAACATCGCCGTAACGAAGCTCAAAGGTGATTTGCAGAACATTATTAGAGTCATAAGCTTTACATAAATAATGGCCAACAGCATATACCTCGGCTGATCCTGCGTCATTGAGAACAACCCCGCTATTAACGGATTGGTCGATAAGCGTTGAGCCTCCTACGGTTGCTGATGTATATACATTTTTGTAAGTATTTGCTCCGCCTGCTGGGTGAAACGTTACCCTTCCACCAGATAACCTTTTATTTACAAAATCACCTGTTGTTCCTGTTAATCCTGCAAATACAGCATCAACTAAAATTCCTTGTGTTGTCATTATTTATCACTCCTTTTTTTAGTTTCTTTTTTACTCTCTTTTGGTTTATTTCGCTCTTCTTCCATTTTAGCTATTTTTGTATTTTCCGCTGATAATAATTTTTCACGATTAATCAATATATCTGTTTGATTTTTATCCTTAGCTTTCAACAAGCCTGCCTGAGCAGCAATTTGTTGTTGTTGAGGAATCATGCTTAATTCTTTTTCTTTTATCGCATTCTGAGCTTGCATTTGCTCCTGTAATATTTGATTCATTCTTTCTTTTTGCTTAACTGGCATATCCATAAGCTCTAATATAAATTGTGGTGGAACACCAACCCCTTGCATTGCCAGTTCTGACCACATTTTCTGATCGGCTAATTTCTTAGTTGGTGATCCTTCGCCAAACGCAATTGCAACATCATACTGAGCAAAATCTGCGTCCGCATTCCATAATATAGACAAGTCTTGAATTGTAAACCCTGCTTGCCCGTCTTTTGGCATCATTGGCTTCCCACCAATATTCACACCACCTACTGCCCCTTTATTTAAATCATTATTCATTAATATTCTATATACTTTTTCCTTACTTCCAGGTATCTTGGTTAATGCCTTAAATGCATCTAACATCCTGATTGCTAACATTTCTTCCGCGAGGGCAAGATTCCTTACTATGTAGTCATTCCCAACTAACGCAGCTTTTACACGTTCCATGTACAATAAAGAACTATTAGCCTTTGAATTTTGGCCTGTCAGCTCTGGGCTTATTCCTGATATGGAGTACATCGCATTTTGGTAGGTCTGCGAAAGGGTAAACGCAAAAGATGGTATATCTGATCCGCCCATTTCTTTAATTTTTTCAATATCCTTAACTCGGACAACCCCATTCCCTTTTCGTAAATTATCTGAAAATTGGTCAATCTCATGTTGGTCACTAAACGCTTCAGCCTCATAAAGAACAGTTTTTCCGATCCCTTGTCTAATTCCGTTGGCAATTTCGCTTTCTACAAAATTGTATTGGGTTTGTATGTCTTGTAAGTCGTGAACTTTCCCTTTTATTCGTATCTCATCACCAATACGCCGTTTCTTGGCGATTGCAGGGGCAATTGAGAATCCTGACTGATAAGGACTATAGTAATCTTCTAAAAGTAGCCCTGCGGCGATTTTACCGCACCATATTTCTTGGGTCATTGATTTTTTTTGTGTAAATCCTGGAATTGTTAATATTCTGGCAATTGTATCTTTAGATAGTCGCCCTGTATTAATTTTCCCTTCCGATCCGTCAAGTTTATATTTCGTTGTGACGTGACATAATACTGTTCTTTTATGAGTTTGCTTTTTTTGAACATCAATCACACAAACTTTCTTTTCAGTCCTATTATAAAAAAAATCGATATATCCCATTCGGTTTTCTGAAACGTCTAAATTTGGATAATTAGACAATGACCCTTGGCTAAAGTTAGACAAAACGCCTCCATCTTCTTCAAATTCTTTTACTTTATCTTTTGGCAACATTGCCATTAACTGACCTTCTGTTATCCAATTGAATTTAGCAACTCCTCTACAATCTGAAAGGTCAGGTTGGTCATAAGGAGTAAATGCTACTTTATAATGAGGAAGATACTTTATTTTAATATCTAAATCGTAATCATCTTCGTCATAATTTTTAAACTTAGTTTCAACCTCATAATTACCTCGGCCAGTAATAATCTGATCTAGGTTTACTTCCGATCTTATATGTTCCCCTTTTGATTTATTATAATAATGGTACATTAACTCAGATAAGATATCTGCAAGCATCGCATCTCCGTTTTCTTTTGGAACAAAGCGGGGAATGCTACTATTTTGGGTAATATAACCAGATAATGTATTTAAAACAGACTCGATCATATTAAATGACAATGATGGTCTGTTTGTTTTCTGTCTTTGCTCTGTAACTCCAGCCGCTAATGCGTTCCAAGACTCTTTACCCCCAAATACAACCTTTTCACAAGTCTTTGCATCTTCAATGTACTGATTTTCGTGTGATAAGGCACTCAAATAAATATCCTCGTATTCTTGGTACCTTTTCTTTTCGGGGTCAATTTTTGAGTCTTCATTTTCACTTTTATTAATATGGTTAATTTGTGACTTTGAATCATTAGGCGACCATTCCATTTCTGAGGCATCTGCGGTTAAGTTACCTTTAATTTTATGCTGATGGGTTTTTTGTTTCCCTGGATTTGGCATTAAAATAATTTCTTGGCCTACTACTATTACTTGTCCTGTATTTGGGTCTTGTTGTGTTACATCTTGTAAGATAACGTCATGAGCATGACCATTTTCTTTGCTTGTATAACCTATAATATTAGTTCCTTCTAATGGCCTATCGAACAAAAACACAATATGTGCGTGATTTTCTTCGACAGACGTTATTTTTAATTGTGGCATCTTACCTTCCTTTTTATATATATTAATTTAGCCATGAGTATCTTCCTGATACAGCAAGTTCCCTTGACTTGAACCGTTCCCTATTTTTTCTTGTGACGGCCACTTGCACATCATAATCATGAGCAAACGTCATCGCAAACGCATCTGTTTTATCGGGGCTGGAATAACCAGTCGCATCTTTTAACGCTTTAACATAAGCTGCATTTGATTTTGGTAAAACTTTTATTTTCCCATCTTTTTCCTGTCTTTTTTTATCGAGTTGAATTAGAGAAAGTTCACTTTCAAACTCATCAAATATTTCATTTCGGGTATCAGGAATACAAATCACTTGATTTTCAAATGCTTTTGCCATTTTATATATAAGTTCATCTTTTTTTCGGTCAAACTTAGAATCATTAGGTTTCCCACCTGGCTTTATTAAGTGGACATGACAAGCTGGTAATGTTACTGATAATTTCTTTTGGATTGACTGACATATTGCTGCTGATATCGCAGTATATTCTAAATACAAATGTGTTGTTTCGTACTTTTCCACAAGATCAATAATAAAAAACTCAATCTCGTCTGTATCTGCTGAATTATTTTCATTAAAATTTAATAAGAAGTTTCCTTTTCTTGAAGCGACAACGGTTTTATCTCCACCTAATCCAATATCCACACCTAACATCATGGGATCAGAAGCCAAGGGAAGGTCAGGGTTATTAGCATGAAGCGCGAAACGTTGTTTGGCTTGCTGTATCCATTCAAAAGAAATAAATGCACCTTCGTCTGTTTTTGGTGGCAGTCCGAGAACAGAAACACGATAATAAGGGGAATCCTCACCATATTTAAGTTTATCTTGCTCTATTTTCTGAGCATCAATCAATTCGCAGCCAATAGCAGATATATGGTGTCCAATTGCATCAGGGGACTTGCCTGTAGCCCCTTCAATTGCAAAACCTTTATTTCTGTTAGGGTTAAAAATAGAAAAAATAACGTTACATTGCGAAAATACCATACAAGAATCGGATAAGACGCTATATATATAATCAGGGATCGCGCTAGACTCATCAATAATAAACATCATGTGTGCATTATGAAGCCCTGACACGGCTGCTTTTTGATCCTCTGCTGGTTTACTATGGTCAATTTGGATTCTTTTGGCAAAACAAGTTGATCCCCATTCTGATTTTGAGATATATTGCATTGACTTTATTTCACGGGTCCCGATCATAAATATTTTATTTTCACCTGATAATACAGAAGCTGGGCCGTATATTTTAGATGAGTATTGCGCCAGCTCACTAATTTGAGGCCATATAGCATTGCTTATCTGTGAGCCTGTCGGCCCGATTACAAAAATTTGCGCATCATAGCTATACATATACCACCATAATATAAGGCCAGCTAGAAATGTTTTACCAACTCCCCGTGCAGCCATAACAGACACTAATTTTTTTTGACCCAACTCGTACAATTTATTAGCGTATTCGTCTTCTGTTTCTTTTGTATCTTTATTTTTATTTCTATTAAAAAAATCTTTAAATGTTTGTTTAATGTATGTTTTTTCGTGTTCTAATCTAAATGTCTGAAAATTCTCAGGTAGCATTGTTTTTTTTGCTTTTTTTAGTGCTTTTGAATAATCTTCAGGTGGGTTTTGAAGTGCATCCATTGTCATCTGCTTAATACGGACAATTTTAACAATATCGTCTCCGACTTCTTTTTGTTTGTTTGTCAGGGTCATTGTGTTTATCCCTTCTTTTTTAACCCCTATACCGACAATTTTTTCGCAAAAAAAAGAAAAGTCTTTTTTACATCTGTTTTTTAATTCGACAATCTCTCTTTGTCTTTCTTGCTGATGTTCGTTTAGTTTCACATATATAATATAGCACAAATTAAGGAGATTATAAATATGATAAAACTACATAACCACTACTTATGTAGTTTTATCATATTTTAATTTATTTGACAATGCAATAAAAATAATTCATAATTATATATGGAACTCATAGACCTAGCGATTGAGCGGAATGATCCCCGCTCAATTGACAAACTAGGCTATGATTTATCCATTTATGAGTTTCTTTTTTTTCTATGAGATCTGTTTTTAGTTTATGAGAATCCAAAAAAACAGGCCGCCAGGCAAAAAAGGAGCTTTATTATGTCAGAAACTGCAACTCAACCTTCCTCCAAAATTGGAAGTTGGACATCTTTTTTTAAAAAACCAACTGAAGATGTTAAAAATGAGGAAAAAGAAGAGGGGCCTACCCAGCCTCAAGAAGAAGTTGCTGAGAATAAGCAAGAAGAAGCTCCAAAAGAGAAGGATGCGGATTACAAGTCGTTATACGAAAACATGCAAGCTAAGTTTGATAAACAGGCTAAAGCTATTGAGATAAGTAAACGAACCGCAAAAGAAAACCAAAAATTAAAATCTCAGTTACAAGATAGTAAATCAAGAGTAACCGAGTTGGAACAACGGGTAGAAAACGCTCACGATGTAGAGGAGATGGCAGATTTAAAAGCGCAAATAATTAATGAGCAACGCCATCAACAAGAGCTACAAAAACGTGAGACTGGTATGCGCGACATGCAAGATACCGCTGAAATGATCGAAACGAAACTCACTGGGTTTCATTCACTTAATTTGTCTTCTGCGATTGAACAACAAGCTGAGTTAATGGGAATTGCGCCGCAAGATGGAGCTATTGATAAATTAATACAAGAGCCTCACTTATTGGGTCGTAACCTTGTTGCGAGCGTGTATTTAATTGCCAAAAAAGACAAAGAAATTGCTGATATTAAAAAGGAATTAGAAAATCTTAAAGTAAAACATTCTGATCCACAAATGACAGCAATACAGAAGCAGTCTAATAATTTTACCTACAACGAAGATTACAATTCAAATAATGGAGTTAATCCCGCAGAGGTAGATAAATTTATAGGAACTGCAAGTACATCTGAGTTAGAAAAACATTTACAAAAATACAAAAGGAGTTAATTAAATGTCAATTTTTACAGCAAACGATGCTTTCCATAAGCAAATATTTCTAGAGAAGGTTTTTAGAGAAAATTTATCGTCAAGTTTTTGGATGAAGTTTTCTGGTGCGGATGTATTGGGTGTTAATGGGTCTACTGGACACATTAACCCTATTGCGGATAGCACTAGCTCAACTTTATCGGTACAAGGTAGCCC